TTGAGGCATAATGGCTGAGTCAGAGGGTAGAACGGGGCCTAGAAAAGACACCGTTCCTAATATTGTTGGTCAAACTACGACCAACGCTGACTCACAGATAACATCGGCCGGATTCACGGTAGGAACTAAATCGACTACTAACGCTACTGGTTCACAGACAATAAACACCGTAGTGTCACAGGTGGTAGCGGCTGATACGGAATATCCATTAGGTTTTACCATTGACTACACCTATTACAGTCCCTACTTTCCGCCTCACTTTCCACCACATTTCCCCCCATTCTTCCCACCGTTCTTCCCGCCTCATTTTCCACCACATTTCCCACCTCATTTCCCACCACATTTCCCACCGCACTTCATCTAAGAAGGGTGTAAACTTGGAGGATGCTGTTAAAAGAAAGCTGGCCAGAAGCAGAAGAGGAACTGTCTTGGGAGACAAGGCTGAGATCACTTTATGATCATAAGATCGCTTCTCCCGATGGCACCGACCCTGACATACTGAGCAAATACCAAGGAAAAGTAACGCTTGTTTTCAACTGTGCAGCAGGTTGTGGAAATGTTCCTCAACACTCTGTTCTCAAAATGTTGGATGAACGCTACGCGAATGAACCAGATTTCAATATTCAGGCTATCGTTGTAGATGACTTCACTTGCCACGGATATGAAGAGTTCAATGATGGCTTAGAGGCTTATGCCGAAAATAATAAGTTAGATATGACTCCGGGCGAGGTAGCGGAAAACTATGCCCGTGTTAAATTCGGTAGCGAATACGCATTTTCAGAGTTGACCAATGGACGGTTCGATAAGCATACTTACGATCCCGACTGGGTACCGGGTACGCAATACGAGCAAGAACCACACCCGTTCTGGCTAGATATTTGTGGCGCAGAGGGCTTACCCAGAAACGTAGATAATCTGCCTCATCATTATGAGGAAAGTCCTTGGGCTACAGTCACACAGGTTGAAGACCGATCGAAGCTGGGGTTCTCTCCACTCAAGGGAAACTTTGAGAAGTTTCTCATTGATCGTGATGGGACAAGTTTCCACAGGTATTACAATGGTTTTCTACTTGGTGAAAGCGACAGGCATGGTGTAAATTTCCCATGGTGGGTTGATGACCAGCCAGACGAGATCCACGGGTGGCCGTCACTCTTGCAGAGAAGGGGAATAGACTACTCTTTGGAGCTAATCAGTCGGGATATTGATAGCCTTCTTTAAATAGACAGTGTAAGCTCTAAGGATGCTGTCTAAACGGTTGCGTAACCTACAGTCTTACACCGATTGGCCTAAAGTAAAACCCAATGAGATATTGGTAGTGCCAAAAGATAATCGCTTGTTGGAACATCCACCTTTTCGCAATTCTGCTGGTTGGCCTGATTGGTTCAAGAAAGCGGGCAAGAATAGTGTAGCGGTTGCTCGTTGTAAGGGTATTCAGGATTATTTATCTCTTGGTATCACTGTGCCGTTGTGGGGGGATGTGAAGATACACCCCACAGAAGGTGGCGGTACGGCAGTGGCCATGGCGGATTCCTTTTTTTCTGCTGAACAATTTGATGCAGAAATGACTAAAGGGTGTCCTTTTATGGAGGATCGCCCAGTGGAACATGCTGGATGTCCTGATTTGAGATCCCCGTTTCTATATAAAACTGCTCCCGGTTATTCGTTATTATGTTTACCTGTTCTCTATGAGCCTGATCCTCGGTATCAAGTCCTACCTTCTGTGATCAATACTGACTATTTTCATAGAGTTAATGTAGCTTTGAAAGTGCTATCTGATGAAGAATTTATCATTCCTACAGGTACTCCTATCTGTCATTTGATCCCATTTAAGAGAAATGATAAAGTTAAAAAAGTCATCATGGGAGATGAGTACATGCACAGTCAGGCATCTAACAGGGGTATTGGGGTCGGTGGCTTTCAGACTTTTCGTCGCTCTGTTTTATATAGGAAACACCAAAGGCAATATGATGGACAGTAAAGTGGAAGAGTCTTTAATAGAACCGGGTCACTTTGGGGATTCAACTGACAATATAATTATAATTAAAGATTTTGTCTCTCCTTTAGATTTAGAACACATGGCGGCCTTTTTACCCCACCTAAAGCAGTGGGACAACCCAAAAGAGACAGAGTACAACGAAGACGGTGTCTGTATCTATGATGCGTCGTACTGGTGGGATCGTGTTTGCGAGGGAAGGACATTGAACCGTGTGAACCCATTTGTGTACGACATGATAGCTAACTACACAAAAAAGATGGCCCATGTAATAGAGGATAAATTCGGAGTAGCGGTTTACACTAGAGACCCCGTGTTAGTTAGGTGGCTACCAGAATGTGAACAAGAGCCACATGCTGATAAGCAGTTAAACGATGGTTCTCCTAACCCTTTTCCCACATACGATATAAACTCCATAATATATTGGAATGACGATTTTGAAGGCGGTCAATTTTACTACCCAGATCACGGTATTGAGCTAGAGATAGAGGCAGGTATGGCTGTGGCTCATCCGGGGGATATTAACTATCTACACGGCGTTAAGCCAGTGGTTTCTGGTGTAAGGTGGACAACACCATCGTTTTATACAATCACGTCGTTAAACACTTACGGACAATACGCATTTGGAGATTAAATGGAATACGCAGGTTATGTTGGGCATCCAGCTTCTGGAATAGCTTTATACAAGTCAGTTTGGTCAGAGGATTCCAACTTTGTTGAGAGACTGGAAGGCTGCATAAAAAACAGTACCCATGAATACTATTCATGGAAGAAAGCCCTAGTAGGTGATCAGGAAGAGATGCCCGATTACAGGGATTGCTCAGACTTTAAGATGCGAGAGTCAGACATTGAAACTTGTCCTGATGAATTTGAGGAGGCTTCTAAGGTTTACCAAGAAGTTATTGGTGGTGTTAGAGAATGTGTTGGTGACTACTCTAAGCGTTACAACTTACAGTTGGATTTTGAAGAAGCCACTAACTTTGTAAGGTACGAGGAAGGTCAACATTTCTCAGTACACCCTGACAGTGGTTTTTCATATTCATGTGCGGTATCTACCATTGGCTACATTAACGATGGCTATGAGGGCGGAGAGTATCACATGCCTTACCAAAACCTTAACTTCTTGCCCGAGTTTGGAGATGTGCTTGTACACCCTTCAGACTTTGTTTACGCCCATGCCTCATTTCCCGTTAAAAGTGGTGTCAAGTACTCGGCAGTGACCATGTATGATTACAACGACCGTAATCATCAGAGTTCAGAAACAGGAGCGTACACTACTCCCACATCAGCCCCTACTGATCAGGTTTACATTCCAGATAAGATAACCCTTCCAAAACTTGTGTAAATGAAAGTCACATTAACCCAATCTCATCAGAACCCACCACCCATTAGACAAGCTCGGCCTAGACGAGACTGGATGGACGACACTTATAAAAAACATGCTTATAAATGCTTGCCCATGACATCCGCCAACGTACACGGATGGGAGTTAGTTTTACAACAAGATGTGGTGGTTCAACTAGACAGTCCAACGTCAGTACCTAGAGTTTTAAGTGGTGAGAAGATTAACCACACCACTAATGGTTCAGAATATGAGCGTTCTGTAGTATCTCAGAGCACTATTGGGATGGTGTCATTTGACACCGGGTGGGCCATTCAAACTCCAGAAGGTGTCAGTACTTGGATAACAGGCACCCCCAACTATTTTGTTGACGGGGCTGTGCCACTAACAGCCTCCATACCCACTAGCTGGTGGCCTGATCCATGGAATATGAATTGGAAGATAACTAAGTTAAACACTCCAGTACATTTCCCTAAAGGTATGCCTTTTATGTTTTTTCAGTTCTACCATGACGACTTACTGCCTTCAGTTGAGTTTTCAAAAACAAACGCATGGGACAATCCTGAGTTAATGGAAGCACGCAGTACGTATGGTAATGCTAAAGTGCAAAAAACGATAGATGAACCATGGGTTTGGATGGGTGGCATACGTACGGGTGTGGACGAGAAGGGTAATCGTATAGGTCCTGCATACGAAGGCCATCCAATGCTAGAGGAGCCAACATGAAATATTGGAAAGATGGAGACCATAGGCCATGGGTGTATACCAGAGGCATCTATGGAGATCCAGATTTTGAGCGTTTTGAAGGTGGTGTTTTATTGGTGTATCTGGGTC